AACCTGAAGAGGAACCTGAAGAGGAACCTGAAGAGGAACCTGAAGAGGAACCTGAAGAACAGGGTTCAGATGAAGAACTAACACCACCAATAAAATTAAATACTCAAAATCAAAATAGATTAAGACTGTAAATTAACAAACATTATAATAATTATAGTTTTGTTAACTAAATATAAACAAAGCCAATATTATAATAATATATGAATCTGTTTGATTATGGCAAACAAGTCAAATAATGATATAATAACTTTAATATCAGAACAATTGTTTAACCAGATAGTGCTTTCTCATAATCATATTAACACAATTATAAATTATAGAGAAGAAGATAAAGACTATAATATTCATAATAAACCTGGAAAAAATTCTTTTATTGACGCGAATACAATCAATTATATTCATCGGTTTATTAACTATATCCGAATAATCAGCTTTGAATACAAAAATGTCTTTTTTATTATAAATATTTTTACCAAAAATTATGAAGATATTTCTAACTATATTTATTTAATAAAATTTGCAATCATTTGTTGTTTGTACGACAAAGATGAATTTAAAAATAAAATATCGCTTGAAATAGATTTGTATTTAACTGAACTAAATAAAAAATTACCAGATGCACAAGGCGAACCTATTAAAAAAAAACATACTAAAACCGGATACTCTGTTTTTAGTGAAAACATATATATTTGTATATACCGAAAAGAAGAATGGTTCAAATCAATGATCCAAGAATTATTTTTCACATTCACTTTAGATTTGGATGGCGATGGAATAAGCTACAAAAATATTATGTCTAATAATTTTTGTATAGAAGACAATTTTCTTATAAATAATTCAATCACTGAGTTTTTTGCAAGACTTTTTAACACGGCAATGTTTTTATACTTTGAAAATAACGTCAAAGAACGTGAATTATTCAATAGCAAATTTAAAGAAATGATAGACCGAGAAAAGATTTTTGCAATTAATCAGGCACAAAAAATTTTAAATCATTTTTCTTTAGAGTATGAAGATATATTGAAATTACACAAACCACAAAAAACAGAGAATGGGACTATCATTCCAAAAAAAGTGGTTTACAAGGATGATAGCGACATATTTACCTATTTTTTTATTCCTGCTATATTATTTATACACCAAACAAGATTTATACAGTGGATAAATTTTGAACAAAACAACTTTTTCAATGTTAAAAAAAGTGAGCGCGAGTTAGTTATTCTTGGGCATTATATTGCACACTGTTCAATAGAGTCTAAAACGACCGCCGCATTTCAAAAAAAACACACAAACAACTCTGTTTGTAAAAAAATTAAATTTAGCTATCACCGTCTTTAACGTCATTCTCCGCAATAGAATTATTAACGATTTTTCGTTTATTATACAACATCAATAATATTTCTTCCTTGACAGAATTAATAACATCGCTGTCATCTTTATTTTTCAAATACCTTTGGAACGACTTAATAATATTGGGATACTTTTCTTTATAATCATCATACCAATTTTCTAAAACAACTTCGTTATAATTATACAAATCTTCCATTTGATCTTTCTTGCTTTGGATTTGCCACGAATTGTCCTTGTATACCATCACATAATTACCTTTTATTGATGATATATAAATATTCATGTTTTCTGGTTTCTCTGTGTTAAAATGAACTTTTTCAATCAATGTTTTGACACAATGATTACAATCATTTATACATTTGATGTAATCTCGTTCTTTTAGATGACTATAATCAGTATTATTGTAGTTCAATAAGTATACATTATTGACAGCATTATTTACATTATTTAGAATATTATATTGCGTATTATTATTTATATTTTGAATTTGAAGTTTGTTAGTTAATTTCTCTATTTGTTTTTGCATTTTTTGTAGTTCTTTGTCTTTGTCTTTAATCGCTTCGTTCAATAATCTTGCAAGCTCTTTCAAACCTTCATCTTTATTGTGTTTACAAGAATATTTAATATGCTTGCTGAGAGATGATTGATGTTTGAATTGTTTATCACAATATTTACATTCATATATTTTTTGTTTCTTAGGAATTGGATCTAAATTATTTCCACTACTTTCGTTATTTTCGGATATATTTGGGGGACTAATTTTGGCTAAATTTGGGCTAAATTTGGCTAATTTTTTTTTATGACGTTTTGTTTGAATATGTTTTTGATAATTTCCTTTATGATTTGTATTATAATTGCAGCAATTACAAACAAAATTATCCATTTTATATATAATATACATTTATTTTTAAATCAGTTTTCATACTTTTTTCATACTTTTTTCATACTTTTTTCATACTTTTTTCATACTTTTGATACTTTTGATATTTTTGATATTTTTGATATTTTTGATATTTTTATGAAAAAGTATGAAAAATATCAAAAATTGTCAAAAATCAGATTACACCATATTAGAGCGAAATATTTTTTTTATATTTATTCTAATATATCTTTTATAGTGCGTTTTTCCATTTTTAGAAAAATGGCTAAATATGGCTAAATTTTTGTATGAAACACAAAATGTGTCTTTTAAGATTGGTTTTATTTGTATATTAATTATTTAATCAAGTCTTTTATGATGCGAAGTTAAAAATCGCCAAAATGGCTAAATATGGCTAACAAAATTTCAAATACAAGATTTGTTAGCATAAATTAAATAAATTATTTGAATCATAATAATTATTAACATTGAGTTCAGTAAGACAAAAAAGTATGAAAATTCATACTTTTCATACTTTTTCATACTTTTTTTTTTGCGATAATTTTTATTATGTTAAATGATAAGAGGATCTACAACTATACAATTGACTTTATTACCATAAATTTAAAAAAGTATGAGAAATTTAGGCTATATTTCGACCATTTTTATTTGGGGGGGGGGGAGAGACAAAAAACATCCATGAAATTTCAAAAAATATTTTTTTTTATTTTTCATTTCTGGATTTCAGGATTTATTTTTATTTCAGGAGTTAATGTTTGAAATTTGTAAATAAGTAAGATGAATAAATACAATATATATTGTTGATATAAATGATTCAAGAGATATTGATTGTTAGTGATAGTGTGTCGGACGAAATTAAAACATTATTAAATGCAATAAAAAGCAAAACCTCTGTTATAATGTATTTTGATTATCTGAATGGTTTTGAAATAACTAATTCAGAAGATTCGTTTATTCAAAATGTAGTTAGTTTTATGAAAAAATGTTCAAAAGAATCTTCTGTAAATTTAAAAAATTTGTGTTTTATTAATTTTGAACAAATGGAATCATCAACGCATTCATCTGTGTATAATGGTGTAACTCATCTGATACATGATATAGATAAAAACAAAAAACAGCTTAAATCGTGGGATTTTATGGCTGATTTGACATCAAATCTTTCGAAGATTGTGGGTATATTAAATATTGATTTCGTAGATATTGATCAATTGTATTTTCCGAAAGAACATGTTGTTATTTTTAAAAAAATTAAAGAAGTCACAACAAAGACCCCCGGTGTAAAAATAAACTACTTAAAAATTAAAGAAGAAGACAAAGAAGTTTTTCGTAAAAGCGATAATTGGTTATACACAATGTTTACAACGTTTTATGAAGAAAACAGCTTGTTATTAAAAAAGTATTTTAAGTCGTTTAATGCAGTTGGCGAAATTATAAAATTAAATTCCGAATTATTAACTCTGCGCAATTTGCTCCAAGAATCCAGCATTACTAGTAAAGAAGATAATAAAGAAGTTAATAAAGAAGTTAGTAAAGAAGTTAGTAAAGAAGTTAGTAAAGAAGTTAGTAAAGAAGATAATAAAGAAGATAATAAAGAAGTTAGTAAAGAAGATAATAAAGAAGTTAGTAAAGAAGATAATAAAGAAGTTTCAAAAGATGAATGGTGCGATGTTAAAAAAATAAATATTTATATAATACCGCTTTATGGTTATTCGTGTGAAAAAGATTATAAAAAAATGAATGATTATATTAATTCTTTGAATAAAAATACTATTATTGAATTTATATCTTATGACACTACAATGGAAAAATTTACGTCCGGTTATAGTACGATTATAGATCTATATTGGAAATCCAATAAAGCAAGATTTACTGAAATAACTATTAATATATGGTTCAATCCATTTTTAACCGATTTGTCTTTATTCGCCCCAAATGTTATAAAAGATACTGATGAAACCTCTGGCGAAAATATTTTACATATTTCGGCTAAAAGAGATCAATACAAAAAAAGCTTAATGGTAAAAATAATAAATTCCACTATTAATCGTTTTAATATATTTACTAATGAAAGTCAAAAAATAAGATTTTTTGATTTTAAAATTTACAATATTCCAGAATCATATAACACGAGATATAACAGGTTGTGTACTTTTTTAAATAGGAGATATTTTAAGAGAAATCATTCATCAGTTCCTTTTAGTTTTGAATTTTTAGATTAAAGTTTTTTAATTATAAATGAAAATAATATTAGTTGCGAAATGACTAAATAATATTATTTATTTGTGAGTAAACAATCTTCAAAAAGTTCAATAATTACTCCGTCTTGATAAAGTGCGGCTTCATGTACTTTTGAAGATTAAAGTATGTGACCTCGTCAGATGACTTGCAGTTAAGAAGTCCCATGAGCTTCTTGTCAGGAAGAATCTGGCGTCCATTGTTGGGTGCCTGAAGCTTATTTTCCTTGACGTAGGCCGTGATCATTTTGGTAACATCAGTGCGAGCGATCATTGTATTATCGTCTACTCCAAGAAACTTGGCGAGTTCCTTGGAGATTGCGGTCGGCTTGACAAAGCCACTAGGAGCCCTAGCCCCCTTGCTCTTTTTGCGCTTGGCGTGAATCTTGTCCATAGAACGGGCCTCACGTAGAACCTGTTTTTCAAGATTCTTGTAATCGGATTTAATCTTTCCGAGAAGGGCGGACATAGATTGAATACTCTCAGCAAGAACTGTAAGATTTTCGGTGAGAGAACTCTCAATGGATGTTGCGTCAGGTGCAATACTTGATACTTGCTGAGTGTCTGTAACAACATTCGTCTCCTCGATTTTAACAGGGGCTACTACTTCAGTAGCGGAAGTCTTGGTAGATTTCTTTACCGGCTTAGTAGTCTTAGACGAAGCCTTGGTTTTCTTGTTAGTGGGTTTAGTAGTCGGTGCGGTTGCCATTGTAGTTGGTATACTTATATAAAGTTGTTTGTTTTTAAATAGTTTTGGTGTCTAATTAATATAATTAACAGAAGCATAAAGCCATGGCAGCGAGTTGCGTGCGTTAACGGAGACTAAAGTTAATGAAGATAGAATATATAACGCACCAATATTTTTGTCAGAATCATTATGTGCCCTATAGACCATTTTTTCCATAACAGTTAAAGCCATAGTTCGTAACGTTTCTAAAGTATGATAATGATTTGTGGTAGTATATGCGGTGATTGGTACATTATAAAACGGATTTCCGTTTGGTGGACATATTTCTTGACGTCTTTGCTGTGTCAATTGCGCGCGAAACGTCCATATTTCAAAAAGTTCATATAAAAATCGTTTTGTTTGAATTAAATTTAAATCTAAAAACCACGATGGACTACTATAATTTCCAAGTTCATCTATCTGAGAAAATAATCTTGCAACTTTGTTTTCGTATGTTAGTTCGACAGGTTTATAATCATCAAAAATCTGCATTTTTCCTAATATTTTATTATATTTTATCCGTTTTTTGATAGTGTTAATAATTTCGTCTGAGAATTTGTTGCGATTATATGGGTTTTCTGGCTGTCTTTTTTCTATAAGACAATGAATAGAAATAATATTGAATGTATATACAAATCCATCATTATCTTTGTAACTAAAATAGTAATAGTAATCTATTTCATCTACATCTTCTGCAGTATAAAAATCATCAATATTGTTTGATAATTTTTTGTTTTTGAAACTCGGTCCAATAGTTTTGTTAAACTCGCGAATAAAATGATTTCTCCAACATTGTTGAATTTTCTTCATTTTACTGCTAATAAATAACATATTTATAGCATATTGCAATATTTCGGCCTTTCTTTTGTGTTTACAAGGCGGAATATTTAATTTTTTTAATACATTTTTAATATCAGAAATTGTAAATTTATATTGCCCTAATAGAAGATAGTCTTCGTATTTAATTTGTTTTGTATATTTTTTATTAAGTTGTTTGTCACAATCGTGATTTTTAAAATATTTTTCCATAATTGTCACTATAATTTAAATATATAATTATATATAAGTTGCGTTTATATAAAACTCATTTATTATAACAGCCCGTGTTTAACATCGCTGTGCTGATGAAAAATAAAATTGATTTAAAGACGTCTCGTCAGTATAAGTCAAGCAAGCAAATAACAAAGATGGCCGCTATTGTATCCGCTAACGATTTCAATCCTACCGACGACATGATGTACACCAAACCCAAGGTTAATTCTGTTGGTGGCAAGAGCCTTGGAATTCTTAATGCAAACACCAAGCGTTCTCTAATGATTTCAACTCCTATTATGTTGAATTGGGGCGTTAATGTGTTTGAAAATAATAATGGCACAAATGCGTATTCGCTATCTCTACAGTTTCCGCGTGAAGAATTTGCAACAGAAGCGACAACAGAATTGCTAAATATGCTCAAAAGCATGGAAAGCAAAATTCTTGATGATGCTGTTGCCAATAGCAAAGATTGGTTTGGAAAGCAGCAAAGTCGCGAGGTTGTAGAGGCATTTTGGAATCCGATTCTTAAATATCCTAAGAATCAGGAGACCCAAGAGCCAGATAAAACTCGTTCTCCAACACTCAAGGTTAAACTTCCAATGTGGGATGGTGAATACAAGTTTGAAGTGTTTGATATGGATAACAATCTTCTTATTCCAAACGATGAGGGACGTTCTCCTGATTCTATTATTCAGAAGGCAAGCAATATTGCTTGTGTTATTCAGTGCGGTGGTATTTGGATGGCAAACGGAAACTTTGGTGTTTCGTGGAAGCTATTTCAAGGAAAATACAAGGAAAATGTTCAACTTCAGGTCGGAAAGGGCGTTTGTCACGTGCCAATGTCAGCAGAAGATACTGCCAAAGTGGCTGAAGAAGTATCGAGTAGCGATGAGACTGTCCAAGCAACTAATGGAACTATGGTAGAATCTGACGATGAGGAAGAGGCTGAAGAGGCTGAAGAGGCTGGAGAGGGAGGTGGTTCTGAGGAAGAAGTTTCTACTCCTACCGAAGAACAGCCTGAACCTGAGCCTGAGAAAAAACCAAAGAAAAAGCGTGTTGTCAAGAAAAAGGCGGATGCTTAAAATATATCATAAAAAGAAAACAAAAATAAATTAGCACAGAAAATAAAAATAAAATAGTACAGAAGAGATAAAAATAAAATAACACAGAAGATAAAAATATTTTTTATGCCTTTGTAGCTCAGTGGTAGAGCGTTAGTCTTGTAAACTAAAGGTCCGGAGTTCAATCCTCCGCGAAGGCTATTACTCCAAATATAAATGAATATTTGATAGCTGTGAACTATCAAATATATCATAAATATTAGTTTTAGGTATCCCCTTATTTTTGAGTAAAATGTTCTTTTGGTTGTATTTGGTTGCTGATATGTAAATATTGAATTCTACCAGTTTGCATATATGAATAAGATTAAACGCATTTTTTTTAATATTCTGTTTGGAAATATGAACAACAATATCATTATTTTTTAAAATCTGAATGTTTGACGGTATGTCTTTTATATTTATTGCATATATAATGTGTTTTTGTTCTTTTACACTAAACTGGTGAATAAATTTATGCCACAGTGGAATATAATGATTATTATTTATGTAAACACATTTATCAAATACTTGTTTTAGTGTAACGTTAAGTGTTATCGTTTCTGGAGAATTATTTATATAAATCTTATAACTATCTATTAAATTAACAGCATATTTTATGTTTTCTACAGAAATTAAAGATATCAGTGTTTCGTATATATTATCTGTTTTCTGACTGTTAACAGTTTGAGGTTTATTATCAATATAAGTATTTAAAATATCATAACATTCTTTAATTTTTGTGAACTTATTTTGATGATTCTTATTTTTGTCAGGATGATATTTTAAACACAATCGATGATATTTTTTTTTCAATACTTTTTTATCAATCTTTTCTAAATTGTGTATTTGAAATATATTGCAGCTTTCTTGCAGACTCATCAATATAATCCTTATTTAATTTTTAAGTTTATTAAAAATAAAATAAACAACTCAAGATGATAAATCGGTCTATAATTGTTGTTATATTTTTTGGTAAACTCGTTGTAAGTTTTTAAAACAAGATTAATGTTTTCTTCATTAATATATTGATTTTCTATAAGATTAAAAATAATAGTTGGAAAGCATTCTTGTATTCTGTAGTTTAATGTCAAAAATGTGTAAAGCTGTTCTCTTAGATGAAATAATGATCCATTATTCTGAAGAATAATTTTTGTTATTTTATTTATTTGTTCCTTCTGACCGTCATTTATGTAAGAAACTGTCCCTTTTATTTTTTTGATAATAGATATTTGAAATATCTTCTCACAAATAAATGATATTTCAGTTGTTAATATGATAAAACGAATTTTATGTTCATTCATGAAACTGTAAAAAATATTCATAAGCTCAATTTTGATTTCTTGAAAATTTAAGCACAATATATAGAAGTGGGGTTTGTCAAATATCATATTATCTTTAATATGTTGAAAAACGGTTAAAAAAATATTATATTGATTGACTCCGAGAAGACTGAGATCAATCTCAAAGTGAGTATCACTAATATTAAATAAAATGTCCTCGCCTTTATAATTAATTGCAATACGCCTACTATATTTCAATTGACTTTTGCTAAAGGGTTTTAAATTTGCTAATGAAAACATATAGTTGTTCAAACAATTATTCCCATAAACAATAATATTCTTTTCGGAGTGTTCTGAAAAAATATTATCTTTTTCTTGATTGTAATCTCCACAATACTCCACATATTTTTTCATAACGATTTAGGATAAATTAGATATATTAAAATAATTAAATACAAATAATTATATTAATATATCAAATGGAATATATAATTGAACACGATAAAATAAAAACTCATAATATTATTTTTAAACTGCCAATCAAAAATCAAAACGAAAAATATATTAACTTTTACAAAATTTTATTTTCAAACAAAAATATTACTCTTAAATATATTATACTTAAACTCAGTCATAGAACCTTTCATATACAACAAGATTGTCATAGGTACAAAATATTAATAAACAGAAATGACGAATTTATTAAAAATATAGAAAATGTTGAAAAAAGAATATTATCTTCAATCAATAATACACTTAACAAAAATATTGTCTGTAATTTGTCAGAGGATATAAACGGAAAACCACATTTATATACATTTCTAAGCTATCCTGATTTGAACCATTTTTATATTAAAATATCAGGAATATGGGAAAGCGATACTTCAATTGGTCTTGTATATAAATTTTACTATAGTACATCTACTGAAAACATATCTAATATTAATTGTTGAATTAATATTGTAGTTTTATATAAATTTGCTATAGCACATCCACGGAAAAATAATCTAATATTATTTGTTGAATCATTATCAAGATAAAAGTTAAAAACATAATAATATGACTAAGTATTTGGAGCATCATCATTGTCTCATCCTCCTTTTTGGGTTGTCCATTACCATTACCATTTCCAGAAGTTTCTCTTTTGTATCCAGAAGTGATAAAAAGAAATAATGATTGAACAAATAAAAGTAAATAAGACCAGCCTGAATAAGCAGGGTAATCTTTTGGTACAACATCCATATTAATTTTTTTAAAATGCTTGATATTGATACTTATAATCCAAATCATTAAAAATATTGCAAATAACCCGCTTAAATTTGTGGAAATACTTAATGAATTTTCGGGGTCTGTTATATTTTTTATTAACAATAAACAAACCAGAGAAACAATTGTTGTAACATAACTCCATATAACAATAGAAGCCGGGCCATACAATCCATTTTCAACATCTTGGAGCATTGACCCACTAAACATCCATGCAAAAAAAAGTCCAAAAAAAGCAAACGTTCCAAAAATTTTCACAGAAATTGATTCTTCTTCCTGAACCTTCTTCTGTATTATATTATAAATAATCTGAGTCGTAGTCGAAGGATTAGAAGACATTGTTATCTATTATATATTGATTTTATATTTTTCGCGAAGATAATTGCTGATTTCTTTAATATTATTTTCTTGAATCCAATTGTTTCTAATTTGTTTTTTATCATCATTTTCATCATTATATTTCATAAATTTTGGCTGTTTCATTTTTTTAGTTTTATAATAAAGATAATACCCATATTTACTTTCTCTAATAGAATAATCGGTATTAAGCACTACTAAAATGCTTTTATTTTTTTCTTCTTTTCCCTTTTTAATAAATTCAATAATGAGTTTTAATTCTTGTTCTGAAATTCCATTTTGCTCATTTATCTTATGTTCAATATCAAATCCTCTGAAATCTTTTAAGCTTACTTTTGTCTTTCCATTTTTACCACAAGTCATATAATATCCATATTTGCCAGACTTAATATATGCAGGTGCCCCATCAATTTGCCCACAATGTATTGAAGTATCGCACACCTTTTTGATTGTTTCTGGATTCTCTTTATAATTAGTATTTGTCTCTTTGATTAAGTGTTCAACACTTGAAATATATTCTCTCAAAAACTTACAATTATTGGTTTCATTTGATTCAATATTATCTAATCCATTTTCCATGTTATTTGTAAATTCATAATTGAAAATAGTTTCAAAATGGTTATAACAAAATTCGCAAACTTGTTTGCCAAGCGGCGTAATTTGCAATTTACTTTTCTCTGAATTCAAACATTCTTCTTTACAAATTTCTATCAGTTCTTTCTCACTATTTAGTTTATAATTTACGACATTTTTTAAAGAACCTTCGATATTTCCCTTCAATACATATTTCTTGTCTTGTATGTTTTGAACAATACTAGAAAATGTGGATGGGCGTCCAATATTTCGTTTTTCTAGCTGTTGTATTAAAGATGCCTCACTTAAATGTTTAGGGTTTGAAATCAGTTTCTCATTTGCTTCAAGATAATTCATCCCAAACACTCCGCCACTTGTAGCCAAATTATCTAAATAATTCCGAAAATAAATTCTTTCACTCTCATTTTCCAACAGTTTCCATCCATCAAATAAAGACAAATTTTCTTTATATTTGAAAATATATTCTTTATTCTGTGGACTTAAAGAACCGCTATTAATAAAATATTCGTAATCTTGACTTCGGGAAATTGACATACCACATTGAATACAATGTTTATATATAAATTTGTAAAGACGATTCGCACTTGAATTTTGTAATTTTGTTTCGGACATATTCAAATCACAAACACGAATTCCTTCATGAGCTTCTTGGGCCTTCCCACCATTTTTATTAATTGCTAATTTCTCAATATTTGACATTACGTATTTTTCTCCATAATTTGTTTTTATATATGTCTTTAAAGTATCAATGAAATCTTTTGAATAACAAACACTATCGGTTCGCATGTATGTGATATAACCATTCTCATACAACTCTTGTGCACACTTCATAGTCATTTTAGGACTCATCTTTAAATTATTAGACGCCTTTTGTTGCAACGAGCTTGTTATTAAAACTTGCGGCGGGTTTTCAGTAACCTCCTTCACATTTACATTGTTAATCTTCCATTCTGATTTGTCTTTTATTTCTTCAATGAATTCTAAAATATTTTTCTTTTCAACATTTGTTGTTAACGAAAATACAATATTCTTAGATGTGAAGCCAGAATTAACTTTGTATTCAGTATCGCTGTTGGCAGAATCAAAATATTCTTGATTATCGTAAATAAGTTTTAATGCTGGCGTTTGACAGCGTCCTGCAGACAATTTGTGTTGCACATATTTCCATAACATTGGACTTATTTTGTAACCAAGATATAGATCTAATATTTGACGAGCTTGTTGGCTTTTTACACGATTCATATTCACGCTTTGAATATTATTCATCGCGTTCATTAAAGCACTTTTTGTAATTTCTTGAAATGTTATTTTTTTAGTTTTTTTGATATCTAAATTACAAAATTTGCAAATCATCCAACCAATTGCTTCTCCTTCACGATCATCATCCGTCGCAATAATCACGTCTTTTGCTTGTTTGACATTATCACGCAACTGTTTAACTACTTTATGATTGTCTATTTTGTATTTAATCGTAAAATCGTCATAATTTATCTGTTGCAAATCATCCAGTTTTGTAAAATGTCCGTAACTTGCAATTACTTTATATTTACTACCCAAATATTGTTCTATTTTTTTACATTTTGATGGCGACTCAACAATAACTAATATTTTATTGCTCATAAGATTGGGGGTTATTATTCATTCAGAATAGTTTTTATTTCAATTTTACTATACATTTTAATAATGTTTAAAAGTTTTTCAATATAATGAACATAAATCTAATGGAACAACAAATTTCATTCCGCGATATTCAATTGAGCGATTATAATGAAACAAAGACAATTTTGTCTTTTTTAACAAAACAAAACGAAGATTTTTCTTTTGATTCCTTTACAAAATTATATTCTTCTCTTAATTCAAATCATAGAATTATTTGTTGCTTCTATAATGATATAGAAGCTGAAACAAACACGCTTGTTGGAATTGGCACAATACTAATAGAATATAAACTTATTCATAATTGTAGTTGTGTAGGACACATTGAAGATGTTGCTGTTCATGAAAAATATAGAAATATGAATTTTGGAAAGAAACTAATCGATAAACTTGTAACTATTGCCAAAGAAAAATATGCCTACAAAGTAATTTTAAATTGCACAGAAGAAAATGCTGGGTTTTACAAAAAATGCGGGTTTCATGAAAGTAATATTGAAATGAGAATAAATATATAATATTATAGATGTTTAATAAATAATTTAAGCATACTTAAAAACCAATAAATATTTAAACATAAAAATAAACTTGTCACTGTTTTTATTTTATAGTCGTAATTAAACGACGCAATGAATAGATGAATATTGTTAATAACACGAAAAATAAAATAACTAACCACGCCTACAATGGAATTAATTTTAAATAACTTAGTTTCTTTTTGATTTGTATGATATAAATACCAACAGGAGTCTATTATTGGAACAGTTATTTCAAATAAGACTAATTGGGCCACCTCATATGAATTTTGTGGGGTCACTAAAAGTGGACCAAATATAAGCAAACCATGATGAATTAATACTGTTTTGTAACTGTTTTTAAATAGAGAATAATTTAATGTCAAAAGCGATAAATCAAATATTCCATATGAAGAACAGACGGGAAGGAATGCTACCCAATAGCCATAATCAATGATTTTAGCCAAATACAACACAGAAAAAAAAGACAAAATAATTGCATGAGAAGAACCCACTATACGACTCTTACACTCTACAATCTTATTTTGCGGTAATTTTTGAATATATTTAGAACATAGTATATTATTCTCATTACTTATTTCGGAATAATATAATATACAAAAAAATAAATAATATATAGTTTCGTTGTAATGTGAATATATATTGGTCTCTTGAGTTGTTACTTGCATCTTCTATATAAGATAATAATACGCGATTTTATTTAAATATTCTTATTAAATAAATTTTGTCTTTAATGTTAACAAAATTTTTCTTTATATTCGGCATAGCTTAAATTATTTACTTTTTTGGCCCTTTTGTCTTTTTTGTCTTTTTTACCTTTAGTTTCTTTTGAATCGATCCCAATCTGTTTATCAATGTATAATGATTTCAATAACATTCCAATATTATATGACGCTTCATGTTGGTTTTGTGTTCCATTTTCTATTTTTGCAAGTTCATCCAGAAATGTATACATAATTTTAATATCAACTTCACCTTTCAATAACTTGTTGTAAATATTTGGATAATTTGTATATAAAAATGAACATTTACTACTCGCTTCTTTATCTAATGTTTTAAAATCTCTTGTTTTCATTTTTCTTTTGACATTCTGAATAATCGCAACATCATTTCTTATTTTAGAACTGTGTTTTAATGTTTTTATTTTTTCAGTGTTATCTTGAACATTGTTTTCTTCAATAAGACGATTTAATACTTTCTCTTGTTCGGAATTCATAATATATCAATATGTAATAATTGGTTATAACATATTATTCCTTTTTACGCATTATAATATAAATATTAATTTATAGTATTCTTATCGGATTACTTATGAAAGACATTCTTATTATTGGCGGTTACAATTGGTTAGGGTTTGAATTTACAAAAATGTTCATTGAAAAAAATCAATTTTCAAATATAATTATTGTAGATATATTCAAAAATTTTTTATTAAAAGACAACAAAATCAAAAACGATTTTGATAATTATGCACATCTTTATAATGAAAATATTTTCGTATATAATGTGAATATAAAAGACAAAATCAGATTAGAGAATATTTACAAAAAACATAATATTGAATATGTTATTAATAATATTAAATTTAATTCCCTTTTTTCGGATTTAGATATAGCAGAAATATTACATGGATATGTAAATATTGTAAATTTAAATTCTGTTTATAAAATAAAAAAATATGTGTACATAACACGGACTTATACACATAAAAAACTTATATTTCAACACTATAAACAAAAGAATTTATTAGAAGAAAATTTCATATTCAATGAAAGTGTATTTTTAATTAATGAAAACAAGGGAACACTTATTAATATTCCAGATTACATATTTGGAAACAAATGCTATAATTCAAATAATTTATTCTATAAATTATCTTATATTATTCAAATCAAGTCTCCAATTTACATCCCCAATTGTAACATATTTTGTCTTTGTGATAATTTATTGTTGATACTTATTTATCAATCATTAATTACAGATATGGATGAAAAATGTATTAACGAAACAATTAATAAAAACATTTCTGGACCACATAGTTATATTAAGTTATTTAATTTTTTAAAACCAACAAATAAAAATAGAATAATTATTGAAGAAATAGACAATAATCTTCATTGTGGTATGAAAGAGCAAGATATAACCGATTCTAGTGTATTAGGACAATTTTTACACTCTCTTAATTTATCCGTTTAATAATATTTTAATTATATCAGTATATATTAATATGACTTCTTTTGCGAGAGATAAAGCTACTACTGGCAAAAGTTCAGTTAATAATAATAGTGTACTTAGTGGACAAAATGTAATGCCGATGAAAGGACAAACAACAACAAGCGGTGGTCAATTTTCAATGATGCGTCAGATTTACCAAAGAACGCCAAAAGAAAATCCAGCGAATCACAATAGCGGGAGTGGCAAAGGGACGGCGTCTGGTGGGTGGTGGGGGAAAGGAAAACACGAATCAGTGTATCAAGACAATTCGTCTTACTTAATAAGAAAAAAGGCACAGGCGATTGGAAAGAAGGCGTATTCATCGCCAATTAGTTTTAACAGTAACCCGACAAATGATGTAAAAAATGCTGTCAAAAGGGTCCGTTCAAGTGGATCTGTTCCTCCACGCAAAGTTGTGTAATATATTATTATATAGAGATAAAGACAAATTATAAATTTTTATAAATATGATATTCAACAAATCAACCAAACATTTAAATAATGTTTATATGAGTTATTTTGAACATTTTTGTATATCTATGTATTTTTCTGGAAATTTACTAATCGCGAGCGTAAAAGCATTTGTTCACGCATGGGTGCCTTGTTGGTTTACTACATCAACAAGCGATTTGATAAATAATTTTAAAATTATTATAGATAATATTGGCTGTAAAAACTAAATAAAACTAAATTCAAATAATACATTATAAGAATGATTTTTACTAAGTTATTATATTTTTTCCTTGCTTTTAACAACAGAAAATGCAATTCTGATAAAACTTATTATAAAATTATTTATCACAAAAATAAAAAGGGTTGTGTAGAATCAAATACCACACAAAAAATTGCGAACACATTTAATGCGAAATTGGGTTCTTGTTCCGAACAAAATTATACAATATTCAAAGGGGTTTATAAAATTCCATTTTGTTGTATAGTACACGGATATGAATGCGATGTTGAATAAATAATTGTGTTATATCAAAATTATTTATTCTTATTTTTTACCTATTATGCCTCCTCGTCCTCC